GCTGCGCCGCCGGTGCCGGCGGAAGCAATGGGTTTGCCGTCAGCGTCGAACGCCAAGAGCATGCTCGCCCGATCAACCTTCGGCGGCAACTTCATGTCATCCGCAGTAAATCCTGTGTCGCCATCCGGCAGCCGCAGGCCGCGCTCGGCGATTTCGCGCGTGCGCTGCTCGGCCATCGTCAATTTATCAAGCGGCTGTTCTATCGACGCCGAGGGCAACGGGTCGTTGTCGACTATGTCGACGAGCTGCGTCATCGGAGGATCGCGGTAGACAACAAGCGTCACCAAGGCGGCGGGTGCGGTCAGCATAGTGACTGTGCCGGTGCTGCCACTGCCGCCGCTGACCGTGTAGTGCGTCGTCAGCGTCTTCGGGGTTTCAACGCCAGTCGTATCGTTTCGCTCGAGCACGACAAGGTCGCTGCTCGACAGGAACGGAAAACTCGTGGCGAACGCCGTAGTTACGCCGTTACCGGCGAACGTGGTGCGGTTTACTGTGGAATCGACTGTCATTTGAAATAGTTCCTACCGTACATTTTAGCATCGTGCTGCCATACTGGCATCACTACAGCCGCGGAAAATTACCTTTCGGGCAGCCCGTTACCCATGGCGTCGAGAGCTTGCTTCACACCTAGCACCCGCGCAAAGGGCAACAACCGCTGCATGTTCTGGTACTCACTGTGCGTCAGATGCCCGTCTTTCAGCGCCGAGGCCGCGTTACCGAGCCCCTTTACCGTAGCGCCCCCGGGATAACTACCAAGGTCCGTCAGTGACGTTCCAAGCCCACTGGTGCGACCGTGTGAGAAAACCGGGTCAGCGCCCGGCGCAACTTTGAGCGCCGTGTCTACAACCGGGGGGATGAGCGCCGAGAAACCCGACATGTTGAAAGCCGCGGCAGCAATTTTTCCGGTTGTCAACCGATCGCGTAGGAACTTATCGCGATCCTTGCGCGCGGACGCCTCAAGCTGCGTGCGCGCCACGTACGCCATGCCGGCTAGGCTCATGCCAAGCGACCAAGATATGAAACGCTCGGCATCCATGTGCTTCAGGCCGTGCAAAAGAATACGGCTGTGGGCCTGCAACGCGAACGTCATAAACTGCGTCACGAATTTGCCCATTTCGCTGCCGGCGATGTACGGGTTGCTCGCGCCAAGGGTCGGCACCAATACGACGCGCTGCCCCTCGCGTTGCACGGCGAGGACAAACGCATCTCTCGCATCGAGATCCGTCCACCGTTCTAGGTCCAACCGCTTGATTGTCCGCCCGACACCCTCCTGGTCGATCGCGAATTCGCGGATTTGGCGGAACACTCGCTTTTGCATGTCGGCGTCTAGGCCCATAGATGCCAATCTGGCAGCACTGTAGCCTCGCCCTGCGTCGAAAGCCGCGTTGCTGACCCGCTGGGCTATGTAGCGCGACGAAAGTCGCTGTAAAGCGACCGTAATCGGTGTGAGCCCCGATGCGTACCCGGCAGCCTTGCGCAACGTATGCCGAACGCCCTCCGTCTTGTCCAAAATCCCGTGGGCGCGCGGCGTCAACGCCTCGTCGTACACGCTGTCGAAGCGGCTGACGGTAGAATGCAGGATGGCATCTGTCCCCGGCGCGACAAAATCCTCAATCTCCCGGGCCAAATCGTCCGTCAGCTCGCCGTTCGCCGCGCGCTTGAACATGCCCTTGAGCGCCGGAACGGATTCACTGACCAGGCGGAAACCACCGGTAGCCAATACGGCGCCAAGCTCCGACGCTTGGGCAAAACCGAACGCGCCCGACTGCGCGATGTACGCCCAATCGCGCGCCACAAAGGAAAGTGCGCGCACCGGGTCGTCGTAATTCAAAAGCGGCTTGCCCGTAAGTACGCTGTGCGCCATCTCGAGCTTGCTTATCTCGCGATCAACGGCTTTCGTGTCACCGGTCAAGCGATCGGACGCGTATAGCCGGGCGTTATTTAGAACGCGCTCCCACTCGGCCGGGCTCGTGATGCCGGCGCGCGCGAGAGCCGCGTGGCCGCCCACGCTCGACACGTACATCCGCGTTAGCAGACGTGCGTCGTTCTCGAATAAGTCAGTAACCGAGACACGGGACGTGTTTCCGGCCGCGTCTTTGAGCTGCGCCGTAACCGATTCGTCGAGCGACAGCCGGCGCTTGGCACGCGCAATCTTGCCGGCCTTGCTTTCGTCCTTCTCGCCAAAACCCTTGAGCGCCTTCGTGACTTGCTCAATTTCGTCATCCGAGATGCCGGCCTGCTTCATCATGGCAGCCAGCGTGTCTCGATCGGCGACTGCGATATGGAAATCCGAGGAAACACCGGCGCCGCGCATACGAACATTGCGGATGTAGCCGCGGGCCACCTTCTGCGCAATTTCCGCGGATATGCCGGTCTCGCGCGCAAACGCAGTCGCAAACAGCGTCTCGATCTGCTTGTTGCCGAAACGTGTTACGAGCTGGTCTATCTTCTGCGCGCTCGGAAACCGCGGCACAAAGTTCTCGCCTTGCGTGCGAATCGTTTGGCCAGTAAATCTTTCGTACTCTGCAGCGACGTCGTCTATGGACCGCTGCATGGCCTGCGCGGCGCGACCAACCGGTCCTTCAAAATTACCGGCGCGCCTGGCGGCGGTGACTTCTTCGAAGAAGCGATTGGTCGCTTCGCCGCGGTCGCGCAATGGCAGCCCGGTGAGGTATTCATCTAAAGCCGGGTTTGCGTCGCGATAGAAGTACGTCATCGCCCGGCGCTTCAACAAAGAAGCAAATTCCTCGGCCGAGCCGGCCTGTACCGAGCCGTGAACGCCAACCGGATCTTGCAGCAGCTTATCGCCGAGATAGCGCACGTACGGGTTGTCCGACTTCGCGAGCTGTCCGTACCAGTCGAAACGGACCTTGGCTTCCGCGCCCTTCAACTGCGGGGTGCTAAGGACTTCCGGGGGCGGTGTCTCGCTTAACAAGTCGGTTTTGGCCCGCGACGCCTGCGCGGCGCCGGCGGACAAATGCTCGTCAAGCTCCACGGTAACGTCGTTCGCGACCTTCCCGCTGCCGGTGCCGCCCTCGACAAGATCCTTTCCGGCGTTATATAGCTTGGCGCGCTCGGCGGCCGGCAGGATAGAACCGATCGCGCCGCCGGCCACGATGCCGCCGATCAGCGCCACGTACAGGTCGTCTACGTCTTTCGTTTCGTGCGTACCGAGCAGCGCGCCTTCCAGGGCGACATTTTCGGCGCCAGCTACGGCGCCGAGTTTCGCCGCGCGGGCGAGGCGCGAGCCGTTCATAATCAGCGACGATCCGCCGGTCAGCAGCGTTGTGGCCAGCGTGACCGGGTCAAGAATGCTGACCCCAATGCGAAACGCCGTGCCACTCCACCCAGCCTGCTCGAGCTTCTCCTTCGCGGCGATCTCGTCGAATATCCCGCTTTTGATGAATTCGGCGTGGCGCGCACTGCGCGCGCGGCCTAAGGCCGGCCAATACTGCGGCGGTATGCTGTCGGTCAGCGTCTTAAATTCCGGGGTATCCGGCGCCGGCGGCACGTAATTTTCGTCGGTCGGTATGTCGCTGGCTTCGACGACGTGCCGCACCGCCCCGCGGGTAATGGAATCCACCTCAAGTGCCGCGCCCAATTGCTCGCCAACCGGAACCGTCGGCTTTGGCGCACGGGCAGCGTCGAGCTCCGTCGCGCGCTCGGCGTCGGTCTGCGCGCCGAGGCGATAAAATTCGAACGCCGACCCTTGGCTGGCGCGGTCGAGTGCCGCTTCGATGGCGTCGGTGGGCGCGCTCATTACGGCGCTACCTGCGGATTCGCAAACCGCTCACGCGCCGCGCGCGCTTCCTTCTGCGCATGCCCGGGGAGTGACCGTTCGGCGGCTTTCTTGTATTCATCGGCCTGCAGCGCACGGTACTCGGTTTGGAAGTCCTGCGGGCCGAAACGCAACCCCGGAATAGGGAACCCTGTCGGGTCGTACACCTGCAGCCGACCGTCGCGGTCAGAAGTCTTATCCGGCGCCAGTGCGTATTTGCCGTCTACCACCGGCAACTTACGCGCGCGCAACACATCCGGCAGACGAGTCGTTATGCGATCCGCTACAGCAACCATCTTGTCGGCGGGCACGCCAGAAAGGAACTTGCGCGGCACCCACAGCTGGCCCATCTGCGCGTTCTGGCTGGCGTACGTGTCCAGCGCCGAGGAAATTAACTTATCCACGTCCGCGGATGGATTGCCGGCGAGCTGAGTGACAACGCGGCCCATAACGTCATCGGCCGCCATGCGGCTATTAATCATGCCCTTCAGCCACGGGCCGTCGTCGAGCTTCTTCCGTATGTCGTCGGCGAGCGCTTTTCCGTCGGCGCCCGAAAAAACCTTCCGCTGTTTCGCGATATTTTCCGGCGTGATGTTCTGCGCGAATACTGTTGCTTGCTCGGCTGTCGCACCGCCCTGCGCCGCGTTCGCGTACACCTCGAACCGCGCGCGCTGGTCGTCACTCACGTACTTACTGGCATAGTAGGGGTCAAACGCCTCGAGCGAGCGGTACAGATCCACCGCAGTCCCGAAGCCCGGCGAGTGCGGCGAAGTACGCAAGGAATTCTTGATACCCGCGAAGACGTAGTCCATCTCCACGCCCTTGCGCACAATTTCACCGGCGATCGCTTTTTTGCCGTTCGCATCAGACCCGCCGTAGCGGCCCATCTGCTCGGCGATCCATGCGTCCGCGACTTCTTTCTTGACCGCCGGATCGGACGCTTCAAAGCCGACGAGATCACCAACGCGGAATGCACTGTCGGCGTTGGCGACTTTCGTCCGGTGTTCGACGTACTTGTCGTATTTATCCCGAAAGCCGATACCCTGCTCGGCGCTCATAAGTTTGTTCGAGACACCGGCGTCTATGAGCGGCAGCGGATTGCCGCCGGACTTCATCACGTCGCTGATGTGCTGAAACAGCTTGTACTGTTCTTCCTCCTTGTCCTTCGCAACTTCCTGCTTCGCGCGAATCGTAAAATGATCGCGCAGCGCGGTGTACTGCTCGGAAGGCATTTCGTCGCGCAGACTATCGAGCATCTTCAGCGCGGCTTGCGACCCATACGTCTGCTCCGTACCTTCCGTAGCAGCCCGCGCCGCGTTAAACCGGAACCGCCGGACATAGTCTTCCTTCATATCCTTGGACAGGCGCGAATATGCCGGTCCTTCCAGGTCCGAAAGGAATGCAGCGGTGGACTCGCCGTGCGTCAGCGGGTCTTTTTGAATCGCTCGTAACGTTAAGTCTTCGACCTGCTGCAGCTGGTTTTTTTGCAGGCTCGCGGAAACCGTCGCCTGCGTCGCCAGCCAACGGTTCGTCTCGTCGGCGAGAAATACTTCGGAGCGCGTCTTCGCTAGGCGCCGACCGTCTCCGGTGCGCATGTTGCCGGCCAGCGTCTCGAGCCGATCTTGGGCGTACGCGCGCTCCTTGTCTCCCCATTCCGGGTCGGCCGCGTCGCCGTTCAACGCGGCGGCTTGCCGACGCTCGGCGAGCTCGGCGCGCAGACGCGCGACTTCCGTTACCGTATCAGAATCGTCTTTTTCCAGGTCGCGCCGGTAGATATTCCCGGCCGCGCCGGCCAATCCTTGCCCAAGCGCGCCTAGCCCGCCATCGCCGAGATTCGGCGCGCCAGCGGTTTGCGGCATACCTTGCGGAGCGATCTGACTATCGTAAGTTTTTATGTACGGCATCGTTACCCGCCCCCAAACCAAGAAGGCGCGCCTTTACCACCGTACGCATTGAACATTGTGCCTACCGCGCCAACATAACCGGCGGTCGCTGCGGCAGAACCGGCTGTCCGGCTCAACGCCGCGTTGTCCTGCAACCCGGTAGCTTTTAACTCGCCGTTGTGGAGAATCGTCAGCCGGTCCAACTCTGCCTGCCCAGCGCTTTCCTCAAGCACATCGAGCGGACTGCCCTCAACCGTCACGCCGGCCGCCCCGTACGCCGCCCGCATACTGCCCATCGTTTTAGCCGCTTCGCGCTGCTGACGCAGGGCGAGAGCGTTCGCCTGGTCGCGCGCGACCCCGGTATCGCGGTCTGCCACAGCCGCATCGTATTTACCTTTCGCTTTGGCGTTCTGCCCGGCCTTGATCTTGCCCGCCGCCGCAACAGCTGCCGCTATAAACATGAAAACCATTACTGCGAATCGTCCTCTGTGTTTAGGCGGGGCATGTGCGCCACGATGGTGGACGGTAGCGGCTGCGTCTGCTCGAACACCATGAACCCATCCCGGTCGTAGTCTCCAGGCCACGGCACGTACTTGTCGCCGGTAAAGGGCTCCACCGCTTCGTTCGTGTTCATGCCGGAGTCGCGAAAAATCACCGGGTCAAGCGAACCGCCTTCATCGCTCGGCGTATCACCGACATTAAGACCGACCGACGCGAGGAACCGGATCGCCGCGCCGTAAATCCGTTTTATCTTACCCTGCGCGGTGCCGTCCGCCGCGCCGGCTTCTACGCGCAGCATCTTCACGCGGGACGTATAGCCCAGACCAACGTGCGCGGTGGTCACTTCTTGTGAAAGCGTAACCGTGCCATTGGTAACCGCTTGGTCTGGATAAACCGCGCCATCGCCCAAGATCGAAACAGTTTGTCCTTCCAAATGCCAGAGACCGCTTATCTCGTCGTTCGCCGCGCCCGAGTAAGTGAGACCTGAATCCACAAAAAACGCGTCCGTCGTTATGTCGTCTCCGTCCTCGAAAATACGATCCATGTACTCAACGTATCGTTTCGTGGAGCCGTTGATCGTCCGCTTGACAACCATCCAAAGTTCATCACGCATCCCATCGGAAGACGGAATAACAGCTATCGACTCAACTACCGCATTGCCGGTACTAAACGCGCCGCCGATGATGTGCCGGTGCCACGCTTCTACTTTCTGCTCTTGCTCGAACGTGAACCCCACGAGCACCCCGTCATTGCGCACCAACCAGACGATGGAGTGGGGCTCCTGCTGATAGGCGACTTCCTTAATGCCAGTCTTCGTGATGTGCTCGGAGCGGAGCGTCATATCCACTGATGCCAAACCGTCATCACGGTAGTCGTACGAAAGCGCGCGCAACTTGCGCGTAGCACGTTGCGTCATCAACATCGCTTTGCCCGCGCGAACCGCCGGTATGTTAGCGCTGCCGTGCGCTGTCGACCGATCCGCCTTCACATTGGTCGGCGTCACCGCCGTGCCCAAACTTGACGCGCGCACCAGCCACTCACTTCCGGCGGTTCCGATTACAAGACCCTTCTCGTCGGCCGACAACCAGCGTATGACGTCGACCGTATCCGAATTTAAAGTGAACGATATGGCGTACCGATCCGATATCGTGCCGCTTGCTTCCGACGGCGACATAAGCTCGTAGTCACCGACAAACGAACCGTCAAACCGCGTCGGATACGCGGTATTACCGGCAGCGACGAGTCGGTCCTGAAAGAACGTGCCGCAACCGGGATACCCCGTTGTCGCCGACCACAAACCCAACCGCCACGACACGGTTGCCGTGCCGGCAGACGCCACCGATCCGCGGATCGTCGCAACAACTTCCGTCGTACTGTTGCGCGCCGTTATTTCCATCCACGTCCAGTTGTTGGCCGGATCGCGCCACCGGATCAACCGACCGACGTCCGTCGTCTGAAATCCGGTGTCACTGTTTATGCCTGTCACTGCGGACGCCGTTACGGTGACGCTGCCGCTCGTTCCGCTTAACCCGAGCGTCGTGGTTGTCGCGTTCGTCGACAGATACGGTCCGTCCTGAAAGTCCGTTTCCGTCAGCGTCCAGCTGGTGTGCCCGCTGCGCGTCAACTTCCGGGTCTTATATGACGGGTGGAAGATGTAAAGCGTATCCGCCGACTGCGTGAACTTGAGCGTCGCCACATCCGCCGTGGCGTACGGCGTCACGATCTCATAAATCTCGGCGACCGTTCCGCCGGACGTGTAAGTCCCGTAGGCGGCACTGTTTACGCCGGATAGCTCGAAGGTGTTGGCGCCAGCATTGACGTTCGCGACTGTAAATTCACGGTTGTTTACCTGCGTCATTCCGAGCACACCGGTAATGACGACCCGGTCGCCGTTCGCATAGGTGTCCGCACCGGAGTAAGTCACCACCGCCGGGTTGGCCTGCGTGATGCCGGTGATGTCCTGCGCGGTAAGCGTTATCTGCGCGTTGTCCTTGTAGAACCGGCAATAAAGGTTGCCGAACTCTATGATGTACGCCTGAGTCGTGGAGAATTCGAAGCGACGTACGACCGTAGCAGCGGACGAGTCATTCACTTCGGCAACGAAATGCGTGCCGGGACAGCGCGTGACCGGCCCCTGCACAAGCGGGATGTAGCGCAGGCACGTATAGAGCGCAGACCCATACCAATCTTGGTCGACACGACCGTGGACAAGCGGACTTATTTCCCCGACGTTATAAGACGCCTGGAGATGGCTGGCTTTAGGCACGACATGTCACCCATGGATCCGCGGGCGGTACGTCGGCCGGGTTCTCCATGGCGTTGGCACGCACCGCCCGATTCAAGATGTGTTTGCGATCTTCGCGCAGCGCCTCTTTCTTAGTGTTAGACCCGGTGATTTCCTGGCACGTCTCAAACGCGATATCTGTCGCCAACAACTCGCGGAACAGCGGGTCCATCAAGTTCGGGTCGGTCACCAGCGCGATGTACGGTACGTCGAGCGGCGCATCGTCGTCCGTCAACACGCAAATCGAATCCTCGTGGTTTTCGATGCGCCAGTCGTTCGTGTTTAAATTATCTTCCGGGTCAGGGGAACGTAGACGTAGGAAATCGGAAGGGACGGGAAACGCATTGGCCGGCCCGAAATCGGGCGAAGTGGCTGAAGCCGCCAACTGCTCGCGCTTCTTCGCAAAATTCCAGGTGTAATCCCGCAACAGCTTGTCGCGAAGATCGTCGAACACGAGATTCATCGCGCGGGCGTTGCGCGAATTGTCGGTGCGGCTGGTTATGCGCGCCGACGTGCCGAGCTTCTGAAGTGCCCTGTTGCAAATCTGGACTTCGCTGGTAGCCATGTCATGCCACCAGGGTTATTCAGCTTCTAGATCGAGCGTGATTCCGAAAGTGTTGACGATGCCGGTGGGCGTCCACGCGGCGAGCGCGCGAAGTACGACGGTAAAAGTCTTGGCTTCGTCGGCGCTAAATTCGAAGAAATATCCGGGCGGCCACGGGTACTGCAGCACGTTGGTCGCCAACGGCTGAACCAGCGTTGCCATAACCGCCTGAAACTGCGACGTACCGGCGGCCACGGTGCCCAGCGGGCCGGTCCAACCGGTGTCGTCAAAACGAAACCCGGCCACGGCGGCGGCGCGCTGCACGGCGGTAACGGGATTCGTCACGTTATCGCCAACCGCCGCCGGAACATCTGCCGTCTTGAAAACGAGCAGGTCGAAATCGGAAGCCGTCGTTACCGCGTTGCCAGATGCCGGAGTCAGATCCATCTCGGCCGCATAAATACGGCCGCGCTTGAACCCGGCCAGATTGAACGTCGCGCGCGCCACCGAACCGGCGGTCGCGCTGTTACTGATCTCGTCGCCAGCGGCGTAGGCGGTGTTATCCGCGGGGCGAGCGATGGTGGTACGAAGGCGAAAAACCTTTTTCATGCCGACCCCTTACGCGATCGGACTGGTTTCGCGTGTTTCGAGATAGTTCAAAATCGCACGCAATCCGAGGATCACGTCGATCTTGTTGGCGTAGATGGTGTCACTCACGCGAAGCTCGATGGCTTCGGATGAAGTCGAACTACCTTCCGTGACCTGGCTTGCCAGGTGTTCACCTTGGATGACGCTGTAAAAACGATCGGCCATTGCCTGAACCTCAGAGAAAAAGGCGGGGCCGAAGCCCCGCCGGGTTTACTACTAGACCGTGTACTTCACCTTCATCGAGATCGTGCCCGCGGCGGTTACGTCATTCACCGTAACGGCGATGTCGTAGTCACGCATCGGATCGGCCGACAAGCCAAGCAACTCCCAGAGGCGGTACTCGACCTTCGCGATGTCGGTAGCTGTCGCTTCCAGCATCACTTCCGTGAACACCGTCGCGGCGGTGGAAATGTCCACGTCGGTCGCGAAGAAGTCAGCGTCGACAACTGCGCCGCCGTTCTGCGCCGTTTGGTACACGCCCACGTCGCTCGCCGAGGCGCCGGTGATGGCGTCGGAAGCGAGCAAGATGGACGAGATGCGCGCGTTTGAAGGAACGCGGACCAAACGGTACACGCTGGCCGCGTCGTCGGCCGCCAGTGTTTCGACGGTACCGACCGCCTCAAACAACCGCCCTTTCCCGACATAGCTGTTCGTCAGAACGGGCGGGGTCGCGTCAGCGTTGGTGATGTGTGTTGATTTCGTGTTTGCTACTGCCATAAGTCACCTGTCCCCTTATGCCCGGTACGATTCGATGGCGAAGACTTTCTCTTCGTCCAGGCGAGTCGCGCCCTTGGTCATCTTCGCGTAGACCTGCCAGGGCAGACCCTGAACGTCCTTACGCTGCGTTACGTCGGTCTGGATGTCGCCCCACGTGCCGAGGTACATGCCGCTCTTGACCCACACCGGGAGCGTCACTTCATTGGTGCCAGCCAGCACGGACTCGATGAGCTCGCAATGGATGAACTTGAAGCCGAGGAACGAGGTAACCTTGCCGTCTTTGAGGACGGGGCGGTCGCCGCCGTTGAAGTCCGAACTGATGATCTGAACTTCTTTCAACAGCGCGCTGTTGTCTTTCGCGGTCGTGCCGACGTACACCTCTTCGTTGTCGAAGTCGATGTGGTTGGCTTCCATCAACTCGCGGACAGCGATGAGCTTGGCGACGTTCAGACGCGAATTCGCGCCGCCTTCGGCCACATCAACTTCGTTCGCGGCCGTAAAGGAAGTGCTCGTGCCGCCTTGCTTGCCGGTCTTCGCGGTGCCGAAGAAGGCATCGAGAATGCGGCGGTCCTGTTTACGGCCGAGCGCCATCACGGCGTTGCGGACATACGGACCTTGCAGGTCAGTGATGATGCGCAGCTTGTCAAAGCTGTCGATCATCTGGTTGATGTCGGAGTCGACCGGATACACCCAGCGCCGAGCCAGCGCCGCGTCGGTGCGGGGCATGTCGGCAAAGCGGGTCGTGACATCCGTCGCTTCGACGGAATCAATTTGGTCGACGGGGGAGGCACCTTCGCCTGAATGCGTGCCGGTTGTTACGGCGCCGCCGAGCTTGGAACCTTTCTGCTGCAGCAAGAGCTCGACGTTCGAGCTGAACTGCAACACGTAATGATTAGGAACGTTGATGGACACGGGGTGTCCTCCAGAAAAAACAAGTTGCGTTTTTTCGAAGGGCATCCCCGCAAAGCGGAACCGCTTCTTCCCCGAATACCTCGGGGCACTGGTGCGCGCTTTCGCGCCGTCAACGGACGGACCTGTTAAGGGCCGTTCCCCGTGTTTTTAAAAAACTCCCCCGGCTTTGTGCTTCACGACCGGGGGAGCCCGGACCACACCAAACAAGAGAGGTTACTACGATGCCATTATGGCATCACTATGCCCGCTTGTCAACACTACCCGCCGGCTTTCGCTATATGCAGCCTTGTCCAGCGATCGTTCGCTTCTTTGTTGCCGTTTTGAAGTAATTGCTGAAAATCCTTGTCCTGCATCAATTGCGCAATCTCGACTGCAGCCGCCGACGGGGATTTAACGTCACCGAATTTGCCCGAGCCATCGCCGCCGACGAACTTGTCCTCGCCAAGCGCAACGCCGATCTTGTGCAGCATTTCCGCCGCAGCCGCCGGCCCCATCGTGTTGCTGAGTGCCGCCAACTGCTCTTTGCTCATGCCGAACGTGTGCGCCACGCCCTCGACTATGGACGAGTTTTTTTCATACGCCGCGCCCCATTTTGTCTTGAGTGCGGTGGCCTCAGTGGCGCGCTTCGCCGCCGCCGCTTCGTTGCCCTGGGTCATCTCGGCTTGCTCCATGGCGACGAGGTCGGCAACCACGCCGGCTGCCTGCTTCGGGTTCAGACCGTACTTATGGAACATGCCTTTCAGCGCGTCGGCGTGTTCGGGCTTTGCGCCCTCGGGGAGCTTAAAGTCGTACCCCTTGGGGTCGGCTGGGCGGCCGAGGCGGTCGTAGATTGACGACATGACTTTTTCGTCGCCGTCTTTCGGGATGCGGATAAGCTGATCCGCCGGGACACCCAAGAACTGCTCGGCACCACGGTAGCCTTTAACGAGCTCCGGGATGACCTTGTCGACTGACTCGAGCTTGTCGTATCCCTTGGTTTGCAGCCATCCCTTGGTGTCATTGTCGTACGACGCGTGCCACGCGGCGGGCGGCGCATTGCTCGCCGTAGGCGTGTTATTGGCTGGAGAGGCGTTGTTCGGTGCAGCTTCGGTCGTCATTCAAATCCTCATTTGTCAGTGTTTTTGCCGTACATTTGCCACAGCTTCTCGTCGTCAAGATTCAGATGAGAAGCGATGCGGTTCCAAACTTCGCGGCGCCCATCAAGGCGCGCGGCGACTTGGGGATTAGGGTGAAACGTTGATTTGTGCGCCCGGCAAAACTTCGCCAGGTCTTTCAGGACATTCTGTGGCCCCGGGCCTTCAAACGTCTCGATGTAGTGACGCTGGCGGCTCCGCAGGAATCGCTGCGCAATATCCTTCAGCGATTCGATCACTTTTGGCCGGGCTTCCAAACCTGCTGGACGAATTCTTCAAAGGTAAGTCTGTCGCCGCCACCGCTGCTGTCTTTGTCGATGGCGTACGCGTCGAAAGCCGCGCGCGCTTTCACTAAGTCCGCCGTCGACAACGTACCGCCCGGCCCGCCCATGGTCGGCTTATTGCCCATGATCGTGTCCATGGCCTCACCTTGCGGCTTCGCTTCTTTCTTTTTCCCGAAGAGGGATTCCATAACGCCAGCCATTACCGTCTCCCGCCGATCGCCGGCTTCGTCGCTTTGATGAGCGCGGCCGCCGCGGGCGCCGCTTGAATTTCCTGGTCGGTCTCCGCGCTCTGCTGGCGCCGCGTCTGCTTCTCCTGGATCGCTTTGTCGTCGAGGAAATGACGCTCCGGCATCGCCTGGCCTTCGCCGAAATCGCGAATGATGACCGGCAAGTTGAACGGATCCATTACCGAGATATCTTGCGTCAGATTAGCCAACTCGCCCGCCACGTTCAGCGTGCGCAAGGTGCCGCCCAACTCTTCGGCCTTGCGCATCCGTGACATCGGGTTGCTGTAGCGGACGTGATATTCACCACGCGCCTCAAGCAACGCGGGCGGCATCGGGGGCAGCAAACGTTGGCGCATCGCAAGATCAAGCTCGCGATCAATCATCGGCCCGAGCTGCTCCACTTCCTGGCGCCCAACAGTCGGATTCAAGAGGATGCCTTTCTCTTTGACGCGCTCCAGAACTTCCGTCGCGGTCATCTGCGGGTTTTCGGTCAGGATCTGAAACAGCGTGACGTAGAACGAGTCTTTGATAGCGACACGCTCGTCATCCATCATTTCCTTACCGATGTCGACTCGGCCAGCCGGTAACACGCCGACAAGGGGGCGGCCTTCGGGGCTCATGCCGCCAGACACCATAGACCCAGGTAACGCACTAAAAGTGTCGACGATGCCGTCGTCATGCATCAGATAAATCGGATCGACGTTGCGATGCCCTTGCTTAAGAACAATTTTTTTCTCTTCGTTCAGCGTCTTCAGAGCCGGCAATACGTCCATGCCCGGCGAGCGACCGTACTTCTCCCCGGGCGCCTGGCGGTGGCGCGAAACGATGAACGGGAACGTATTGTACCCGCCCTCGCTGATAAGTTTCTTGCCGGAAACCGACACGTAGTACGACGCCCACTTCATGCCCTTGTAATCGAGCCGGCGCGGGTCTACGTCTTCGCGCGGCTTGACACAGTGCAGGAAGAAAAACTTCTCTTCGCTGTTCTTCTCAAGCGCGACGATTATTTCCGCCGGCAGCCGGTTAGCGCCCCACTTTTGCACGGCTTGGCGAGCTGTCAGCGGGAAACGGCGAATAACTTTGTCGACGATCCCCTGGTGATTCTCGACGAACCAAATCTCACCGAGATGGATGTGCTTGTACCGCCAGCCTTTCTCGTCTTCGAGCTCGTCGATAAACAGCGTCCCAGAGCCAAACGCCCCGAGCGCCATGAAGTTCATCTGCGTCTGCGGGACGAAGTTCGCTTTGTAGTTATAGCGATACTTAAACAGTACGTCCGTCGCGGCGTCCATCCAAAGGCGCGTCGCCCGGTCTTGCTTCGCCAACTCCGGCGGCTCGAGACCGTGCCACCGCGAGTTTTGCGGTATGAGTAGGGACTCATTTACCGCCATGAACTTGTTGAGCGCGTCCGCCCCGGTCGAGTCGTAGATTTCCTGATTACGTTTCGAACCGGGCGTTTGAAGCTGGCCGTTCGTGGTGAACGCGCCGGAATAGTCGGGGAAGATGCGTTCCGCAATCTCTTGCAGATGCGAGTCGAGCGTACCGCGCTCGCCGGCAAGGCGGTCTTGTTCGGCGATCAGCTCGCCGACAAATTGGTCTTCTGCGGAATTCAAAACTTACGCCCCGAGCAGGACTCGACGAGCGAGGCTCGGACGGGAGGTGTCGCCTTCCCCCGATGTCGCGATCGTCGAGGCGCGACCGCGGGCACGGAGTTGCGCTTCACGCTCCAAACGCTGGGCTTCGGCGATGGCGGGATCGGCGCCGGTTGGGGCGACAGGTGCAGCGGCGACATCCGGCAGCTCGTCCGCGTGCATCAGATTTAACGGGTCGTTTACTTCTTTGCGGCGCGGATCTATGGCAACGCGCGGGTCGAGGGCGGCCTTTGTGTTCTCAATAAATTTTTTGAATAATCCCACGGCGCCCCTCAGTGTTCGTTATTTACCCGCGACTTCGACCCTTCGACCAAAGGGGGAAGCAGCTTATAGCGTACCACGGTGATGCCATTTTGGCAACACTACCGGCGAGCGAGCGGGTTGTAATCAGTGCCCGGCGCAACCCTCCCTCGGTTCCTCGCTCGGCTTGTAGGCTGGTCCTTGCGGCTAACGCGAACCGCAAACGTCAGAGCCAACGCGTCCGCATCGTCGGGGGACGCAAAGCCTCGCTTCTTCAGGTCATCCTTCGACTCGAGATTCATCTTGTCGCCGGTACCGGGGTAGTTATACTCACGATTTACCAAGTCATCCACGAGCTCGTTGTCACTCGGCAGGCAGCCGCCCTCCAACCACGTGCGCAGGTCGGCCCACATCTCCGTGCCTTTGTTGTACCACTTGTCGTCATTCGGCTTGGTCCCGAACCCGATTTCATTCACTTTGTAACCGCGGCTCTTGAGGACGTCGATGACGCCGGCACCCGGCCCGCCGTTGTCGATATTGACCGCGTCAACCGGCATCCGCGATGACGCCATCT